GACAAAGATAAAGCAGTAGGAGAATAATTATGGGTAAGAAAGAACAAAAAGTTTGGGCGTATTTGGTAAAACACCCTAACGCAGCGATTACAAAGGTTGCTAAAGCGTGTGGCTGCTCACCATCGTATGTTCACAAATTAAAGCAACGTATCGGCACACCGAAAGAGGTGTTGGAAGAAGTAAATCTAACCGTAACACGCGCCGACGTTCTCGACACAGCTAAAGACTACGTGACGAAGGATCGTGCTGCGGAGCATGGTGACATGGAGAATAACTTCAACACCATTGCACGATACTGGTCTGTGCATCTGGACGCGCAAATAACCCCGACAGATGTTGCGGTTATGATGAACCTTCTCAAGGTTGCGCGAATAAAGTCTAACCCAAAGTCTAAAGATAATTGGGTTGACGGTGCAGGGTACATGGCTTGCGGCGGAGAGATTGCCAGTGCCTTACGTTCGTAAGCCTAGTAAGTCCAAGAAAGCGAAGATTGGGGCGGGCGTCTATGACGCTCGCTTCAACGACAAAAAAGTAACGCTACCCAAAGCACCGTGGGAGGACGACGAAGATGGACATAGTGACGCTGGATTTCGAGACGTACTACGACAAGGAGTACAGCCTGTCGAAGATGACGACTGAAGAATATATCCGCGATGATAGATTTGAGATTATTGGGTTAGCCGTAAAAAAGAACGATAAGCCCACACGTTGGATACAAGGTGAGGAACTCACTACACGTTTCTTATCGCACGTAGACCTCTCGTCCTGCGCTATACTTTGCCATAACACCGCGTTTGATGGGGCGATACTAGGGTGGCGATTTGGTGTGAAGCCGAAACTGTGGCTTGATACAATGTGCATGGCCCGTGCGTTACATGGCACGGAGAAGAGTGTGAGCCTAAAGGCTGTGTCTGAACGCTACGGCGTTGGAGACAAGGGTGATGAAGTTACCCGAGCGTTAGCCAAGCGGCTAACTGATTTTAGCGAAGAAGAAATTGCAAAGTATGCAGAGTATTCCCGCAACGATGTGGACCTGACATACGAGATTTTTAAGTTGATGTTTAGCGGAATAGTTGGAAACCAGTTCCCACAACAAGAGTTACAGCTAATAGATCGCACGTTGCGGATGTTTATTGAGCCTACGCTTGACCTAGATTTGTTCTTGTTGGAGCAACATCTGGAAGAAGTGCGTGAACGCAAGGACAAGCTGCTACGCGATGCGAACATAACCGACAAAAAAGATTTGATGTCGAACAACAGGTTCGCTGAGTTACTTACAAGTCTTGGCGTTGAGCCGCCGAAGAAGATCAGCCCAACGACAGGCAAAGAGACTTTTGCATTCGCTAAGTCGGACGAGGCGTTCAAAGCGTTGCTAGAACATGACGACGATAGAGTGCAGTCGTTAGTCTCTGCACGTTTGGGTACTAAAAGCACCTTAGAAGAAACACGTACCGAGAGGTTCATATCCATTGGTAAACGTGGACTTCTTCCGGTTCCGATTAGATATTACGCAGCGCACACAGGTCGGTGGGGTGGACAGGACAAGATCAACCTGCAAAACCTGCCGAGCCGAGGGCTGAACGCGAAGAAACTCAAGAGCAGTATTATAGCGCCCGAAGGCCATACACTCATAGATGCAGACAGCGCACAGATCGAAGCTAGAGTTCTGGCGTGGCTTGCAGGGCAAAATGATTTAGTTAGCCAATTCGCTAACGGTGAAGATGTGTACATAAAAATGGCTGCGCGTATATACGGCTGCGAAGAAGAGAGCGTTACGAAAGACCAACGCTTTGTAGGTAAGACCACTATTCTTGGTGCAGGGTACGGTATGGGCGGCGTAAAGTTCCAAGCTCAGTTAAAAAACTTTGGCTTTGAGATACCTGTCGGGGAAGCCAAGCGGATCATAAATATCTACCGCAACATTAACCACGACATAGATAGGCTGTGGAAGGACGCGCAGTTTGCACTGGAGCAAATGACGCATAACGGTCCAGTTCGATTTGGTCGTAGGGGCGTCCTAAAAGTTCTACCAAAAGAGAACGCCATCCAGTTGCCATCGGGTCTTTGCATACACTACGAGGACTTGAAGTATGAAATGACCGAAGAAGGGTCACGCGAATATAGGTATAAAGTACGTCGAGGCCGAAACAGAATTTACGGTGGCAAGATGGTAGAGAATGTGTGCCAAGCCATAGCTCGTTGTATAATTGGCGAGCAGTTGCTAAGTATATCCGAAAGATATAAAGTTGTCCTTACCGTACATGACTCGATTGTTTGCTGTGTGAAGGATGAAGAAGTTCCCGAAGCGCAAGCGTATGTAGAAGAATGTATGCGCAAGACACCAGATTGGGCCGCAGGCCTACCTATAGACTGCGAGAGCGGTACAGGTAAATCGTATGGGGAATGTGAATGAGTAAAGCAGCGCCGTGGTCGTTTAGTCGGATCAAAGCATTCGAGCAATGCCCCAAGCAGTTCTACCATGAGAAGGTGCTGAAGCAGTATCCGTTCATCCAGACGGACGCTATGATCTATGGTAATCAATTCCACAAAGCCTGCGAAGACTACATCGGCAAGGGCGAGCCGCTCCCCGAGAGGTTTATGTATATTAAAGATGCGTTGGACAAACTGAACCAACGTGAAGGCGTAAAGATATGTGAGCAGCGGTTAGGAGTAACGGCTAACTTGGAGCCATGCACCTTTGGCGCTAGGAACGTATGGTTTCGTGGTATTGTGGACCTTGCCATCCTTGACGAAGATAGCGGTATCGGTTGGATCATCGACTACAAAACTGGCAAGTCTGCAAAGTACGCAGACAAAGGACAGCTAGAGTTGATGGCGTTGGCGATCTTTGCGCACTACCCCAAGATAACAAGCATACGCGCAGGGCTACTGTTCGTGGTGGCGAACAAACTCGTAAAAGAAACGTATGAAGTTGCGGATAGGGCTAATCTTTGGGAGAAATGGTCTTCAAACTATGCTACAATGGAGAAGGCGTTTGAAGCAGATGTGTGGAACCCCCGCCCCTCTGGATTATGCAAGCGTCATTGCCCTGTAACCGAATGCGCCCACAACGGGAGTAACTGATGCCCTATAAAAACAAACCCCGCCCGTACAAAAAAGAGTACAAGCAGCAGAAAGAACGCGAAGAGCATAGCGACCGCATGGAGCGGCAACGTGCGCGGCGTAAGATGGATAAGACTGGCAAGGATGCCAACAAGAACGGCAAAGCCGATAAGCGCGAGGGTAAAGATATCGCGCACAAGAAACCGCTCAGCAAGGGTGGATCAAATAAAGACGGTGTAAAAGTACAAAGCCGCAAGAAAAATAGAGCCGCTGGCGGTGCGTTAAGCCGTGGAAAGCGCAAGAAGTAATTGGAGAATAACATGCAGATTGTACAGGATAAAGCCATCCTGCTTACGCTGCCTAACCCGAAGCAAATCACAACAGTGATTGCGAAGAGTAAGGAGTTGTCGATGAATGAAGTCGTCGTGAATTGGGGTATCGACGAGGCCCATAAGTTGAAAGCATTGAATATAAAGGTGCCTTCACCGATTGAGAAACGCTATTCGTGGGTGGGTAAGTACAAGCCTTATCAACATCAGAAAGACACGGCGGCGTTTCTTACCATGAACAAGCGAGGCTTCTGCTTCAATGAGCAGGGCACAGGCAAAACAGCCAGTGCGATATGGGCCGCAGACTTCTTGATGAAGCAAGGTATCATACGTCGAGTCCTTGTCGTGTGCCCTCTATCTATCATGGACAGCGCATGGCGTGAGGATTTGTTTAGTTTTGCTATGCACCGCACCGTGGACGTTGCGCATGGCGCGAAAGAGAAACGCAAAAAGATAATAAACAGCGGGGCCGATTTCGTCATCATAAACTATGACGGTGTTGAGGTTGTGGCAGACGCTATCGCCAAGGGTGGGTTTGACCTAATCATCATAGACGAGGCAACGCACTATAAGAACGCGCAGACCAAGCGGTGGAAAACGCTCAAGAAGCTTGTCAAAGATGATACATGGCTATGGCTTATGACAGGTACTCCCGCTGCGCAGTCGCCGCTAGATGCCTACGGCCTTGCCAAGCTAGTGAACCCACAGAGCGTACCTAGTTTCTTTAGCTCGTTCCGCGATCAGATTATGGTAAAGGTTACTCAGTTTAAATGGATGCCGAAAGAGAATGCCAAGAGCACGGTTTTCCGTGCGCTTCAACCTGCTATACGCTTCACCAAAGATGAATGTTTAGACCTGCCTGACATGGTATATACCAAGCGTAGGGTAGAGATGACCAAGCAGCAGCAGACATTCTATGAGTTATTGCGCAAGCGTATGGTTATGCAAGTTGCCGGTGAGAGTGTAACAGCGGTGAACGCTGCGGTGAACCTAAACAAACTGCTACAGATATCGGCAGGAGCTATATACACCGACGAAGGTGACACCGTGCAGTTCGATATCTCCAACAGGTACAAGGTGCTGAAAGAGGTGATAGACGAATGCTCGCAAAAAGTGCTTGTGTTTATCCCGTTCCGACACACCATAGACTTGTTAGCCGGTAAGCTAACTAAAGACGGCATAACGTCCGCTATCATACGAGGAGATGTAGCTGCGCATAAACGCACTGAGATATTCTCGCAGTTCCAAAGCGAGAAAGATCCCAAGGTCTTGCTTATACAACCCCAAGCCGCAGCACACGGGGTTACGCTTACAGCAGCAAATACTGTTGTGTGGTGGGGGCCGACACCCTCGTTGGAAACTTACGCACAAGCAAACGCTAGGGTTCACAGATCGGGGCAGAAGCATAAATGCACAGTGATACAGCTTGCAGGTTCGTTTGTTGAGGACCGTGTATATAAGCTGTTGGACGACAAGATAAGTACGCACACAGAAATTATTGATTTGTATAAAGAAGTGCTTGACTAACTTACGTTTACTAACTATATGCCATGTATAACTAAGTTTGGAGAGTTTTATGCAAGTTCCTGTAGAGAAGCTTACGAAAGCGTACATTAAGATACGCGAAAAACGTGCGGAGTTGTCGGCTAACTTCAAAGATGAAGACGCAAAGCTCGCTGATAAGATGAATACTATCAAGCGCGCATTGTTAGATCATTGCGAAGAACATAGCGTAGAGAGTGTTAGGACAACAGAAGGGTTGTTCTACCGAACCGTTAAGCAGCGGTATTGGACAAATGACTGGGAGCAGATGCACCACTTTATTATGGAGCATCAAGTACCAGAGTTGTTGGAGAAGCGGCTTAACCAAACCCACATGCGGCAGTTTTTAGAGGAGCATCCTGATGTGCTACCTAAAGGGCTTAATGTGGATAGCGAGTATGCAATTTCAGTGAGGAAAAAATGACGGATACCGTTTATTCTGACGTTAATAAAACCGCCGAGTATTTTGGCGTATCAATTCATACCATTAGAAAATGGGTGAAGGAGGGTCACATACCGCGTGACCATTACATTCGGGGCGGTACAACATACCGCTATAACATTCCTGCCATCGAAAAAGTGTTGACAGGAGAGGGGAAAGCCCAACAAATGGAACTCCCACTAAAAACAAAATAAGGAGAACACGATGTCGGATATGGCGTTGTTTGAGGGAAACTCCCTCGTAAGTAGTGATTTGTTTAAGTCTTTGCAGGATGTCGATGACAACCTTGCAGGGGGCAGCGGTGGGTCTGGTCCTCGCCGCATAAGTATTCGTGGTGGTCGCTTCCGTGAGATGGTTGGCGGTGAGCAGGTCAATGTAAAGAGTGACGGGTTTATAAACGTAGTGATAGTAAACGCTGCGAAGATTTCTCGTA